CCATCCAATAAACCACAATTTTATAATTTGATAAATACACATAACGGAGTAACCAATGGCAGAATTTAAATTAGGTAGAATTAGATTTGTATGGAAGAACGCATGGACTGCTTCAACACGTTATTATAAAGATGACGTTGTTGCGTTTGGCGGCAAGATTTATATCTGTGTTTTAGGACATACAAGTGAAGCAGATTTTTTTGCAGACTTAGATATTGTTCCTAGTAAATGGAATTTAGTATCAGATGGACAAACATGGAGAGGCGATTGGACGCCTGAAACACGTTATGTTTATAGCGATATTGTAAAGTACGGTGGTAGACTATACATTTGTCAAACTGTACATACGTCAGCAGAAGATTCTACTGTAGGGTTAGAAGCAGACATAGACAATTGGCAGTTGTTTGCTGAAGGCTTGGAATGGAAAGGCAACTGGGATACTGAGTTTGACTACAAAATAAACGACTTTGTAAAGTATGGCGGTAATAGTTATGTATGTAATACTCCACATATAAGTTCTGCTACTTTTGACTTAGGATTAGAAAATGATTCTGCATATTGGGATGTATTCAACGAAGGTTTAGATTATAAAAGTGACTGGACTACAGGAGTTAGATATAAAAAGAACGACGTTGTAAGATATGGCGCAGGTGTTTGGATCTGTTTGTCCGGACATACTTCAGGACTATCATTTGCAAGTGATTCTGTATATTGGGAAAAATTTGTAGAAGGCTTCCAATTCGAAAATGAATGGGACAATGAACAAAACTATCAAACAGGTGATGTAGTACGTTACGGTGGTAACCAGTACCTAGCAATACAAGACAGTATTTTTGCACAGCCAACAACAAATCCAGTTTCTTGGACTTTGTTTTCAGAAGGTTTACGATTTGTAGGAGATTGGGGCGAAGATTCTTCCTCAATGGAATACAGAGTCGGTGAAGTTGTACGCTTAGGCGGCTTTACTTATAGATGTATATTAGACCATGTTGATCAACAACCTCCTAATCCTGCTTACTGGACAAAACTTAATTCAGGTTTTGAATGGCGCGGCGAATGGATGGATGACCAAGAATACTATGAAGGTGACGTTGTTCGTTACGGCGATAACTCTTACGTATGTGTAAAAGGTCATATATCAGAAGGCGATGATTTTAGTACAGAAACAAGAACAGAACCAGGCGGTGGTGCAGCTGGATCACGCCCAGATTTAGCCGACAGTGGTCAGTATTGGTCAATTATTGCTATTGGTACAGAACAAAGTGTTCTTACTACTAAAGGTGATATGGTGTACTACAGTGGCAGTGCTCCAACAAGATTACCAATTGGACGCGACGGTCAAGTATTAACAGTAAGTCCAGATGGTGTTCCTGAATGGGCATTCTTAGGTGCCAGCGAAGATGTTTACTATGTTGCAGAACATGGAACAGATGCTCCTGCTCCAGAATACGGGCAGTCAATCGACAGACCATTCAAAACTATCAGATATGCAGCAGAGCAAATAGAAAATGGTGCAAAGCACCCTAGAACTGCAAGATTGTTAGAACTAAACAGACGTTTCATCCAGAGAGAAATTGTAGAATGGACAGACTATCAAATCGCAAATGCAGATCCTGGCAGCATCTGGGAAGATTTAGATTATGATAGTATAAAATGTGAAAGAGATATGGGATTACTTGTTGATGCATTTATTTGGGATATTACACACGGCGGTAATGTTCGTTCGAGAGAAGCAGCACTTGCATATGTAAATGAAACAGCAGGTTCGCCTTACTTAAACCAAAAACAACAAACAGTAGCTAGTATTCAATACGGCATAAGTCTTATACAAAAAGTACTAGCACAAGAAGCACCTGATGTTAATTATCAAGAAACAAACGGTGACAATTCAACAGCAATAGTAGAACAATACTTCGAACCTGCACTAGGCAGACAAGATAATGTAGAATACAGTGGATCTACAACTGGCGGCTCAAGTGGCGGTGTATACTCTGAAGTAGGCGGGGGATATTAATCAATGGCAACTGTATTTGAAACGATAACTGATTTAAGCGAAATCGTAACAGACGCAATAACAGCAGGAAATGCAAATAATATTCCTGCTAGAACAATCAGGAATACACTAATACGTGTAAGCACAGGAAAGTATAAAGAAGTGCTGCCTATTATTGTTCCTGCAGAATGTTGTGTTATTGGTGACGAACTGCGTTCTACAAACGTTCAACCAAGAACAATTTATAATGATAGTAATCTTACACCTAAAGCTGATTTCAAATATTCCTTTGAAGCTCTCAAGCAGATTGAAAACGTAGTAAGCGATATTGTAACTGGACAAGCGGTTACTGCTACAACAGGTAATACAGAATTACAAGACCAAACATGGCCGTATGCTGAAACAGCAGTAGTTGCTCCAGCAGTAAAAACGTTAACAAGAAATATTAGAAAAAATATTGATGCAGCATTAGGCACAAAACAAGAAGCGATACTTCCTAGAGCCTACGAGTTAGCTGATGTAGATTTTGGTAATTCAAGAGACTTATTCCTAGCAAACAAAGAATTTATCCAAGCAGAAATTATTGCATATATTGCAGATCAATATCCGAATATAAAATACAGCAGAACAAAGTGTAAGCAAGACGTTGGTTTCATAATGGACGCTGTTGCTTACGATTTGAGTTACGGCGGTAATTGGCAAAGCATTAATGCAGGACTTGCATATTTTAATGGCACCAATGGCGTACTGCAAATAGCAGCATCAGAAAAAGCAGCCACTTTAGCAGCATACGGATACTTAGATACATTGTTGCAAACCACTGGTAGAGCTATTACAGTTACTCCTGTTTATCAAACAGAAGTTCCGCAACAGCTAGGCGTCGGCGGGTCAGCAACAGCATCGACTGCTATTGCAGGTTTGTTTACTGATATTACTACAATTATCGATCAAGGTCCGGATAACGCTCCTGCAATCACTTATCCAAGCACAGCAGGTGCAGCAGCTGGATTAGTTAGTGATAGTAATGATATTGATGCAATTAAATCTACCCTACAAGAACAAACAATTGACTTTATCAACGCTAACTTTGGTAGTTTTAAATATAATAGTTCTAAGTGCCGCAGAGATTTAACGAATATTATTACAGATCTTGCATTTGATATGGCACTAGGTACTAACTATAATGCTACATTTAATGGTATTGCTTATCAGCGTCCTAATAATGCATACAATCTAAACAATCAGCGTATCGAAACAATCGGTGCAATAAGACAGGCACGTGATTTAAGTATTGCAGAACTATCAGACTCTACAGCTATTAGTAGACTTACAAATGGATTTAATGAAATTGTAGATATTATACAAAACGGAACACTAGGTACTGCTATGCCAGGCGATGGTGTAGTTGATGCATTAACTTTCCCTAATCCAGCAGGCGTAGATCAAAATAGAATAGATGCAAAAAATAACTTACAAGCTAATATTGAGTTTATAAAAGCAGACGTAATTGCATTTATTGCAAATAACTATGGTAGTTTAAACTACGATAGTACAAAATGTGCAAGAGATGTAGAATATATTATTAACGCTCAAAGTTATGATATATTGTATGGCGGTACACAAGCAACTTCGAGAATTGCAGAGTCGTACTTTAAGGACGGCGATATTCAAGTCGAAGGACAAACAACTGAAACAGCAGCAGCATATGATCACTTAGCAAGTCTAATGAGTCAGATTGTGCAAGAACAAAGTGTAACTGCGCAAACTGGCAACGTAGAACTTCAAACAACACTAGGATCTCCCGCAACTGCTACTGAAGGTAATGAAATACAAACTAATGTAGAATTAATCAGTGATGTAATAGATGGTACAACTACTCTAAGTGCAGTGCTATCGGCAACAACATATCCAAGTGTTACTTGGGCAGCAGCAGGCTTACAAACTGATAAAACTACACTAGACGGTGCAAGATCTCAAATTATTTTAGACACTATACAGTTTATTACTAATACCTATAACGATTTCAAATATGATCATGCTAAGTGTTCAAGAGACTTAGGTCTTATTATTGACGCTGCTAGATATGATTGGATGCTAGATACTAATTTTGCAAGTATAGTTGCAGCTTATAGTTATCTAAGACAGCCAAGTTCAAAAGAAATTGGAGATCAAAAAACTGCAACTATTGCAGCTAACCAATTCGCTTATAATTACATAATTGATAATAATGTGCTTTCTGAAGCAGCAGCAATCACAGGTTTAAATACAACTTGGGAATGGGTACAAGATATTATCTGGGGCGGATCTAGCGAAGGTTCTAACAGACAAGTAGAAGATATAGAAGTATACAATGCTGTAAGAATGTTAGAACTTAACAAAGAATTTATTGTTGAAGAAGCAATTGCTCATGTCGAAGATTATTTCCAAGACACTGTTACACAGACAATTGACGGAGCAAGCCAACTTCCAGCTGTTCAAAGTGTTCTTACAATAAGTGACACTAGTTGGTTACATCCGTATATGGAAATAAAGTTTGTTGACTTCCCAGAAACAACTGGTAATGTAAATGCTGGTGGCGTATCATCGTTTACAAGTGAAGGCGATGTACAAGTTTACTATGTAAGAGAAATTTTAAGTGCAACAGAGTTTACAATCAGCGAGCAAATAGGATTCCCAGAAGCTTCACTTGCTGATAGTACTGCACCATTCCGTGTAACAAAATCTTATACATATAATACAGATTTGTGTAAACGTGACGTTAGAGCATATATTGATGCAATGAAGTGGGATTTAGTTTGGCCACAAGAATGGAAACGCTCGTATACTAATGATGTAACTATTTATAGAACAGCATTCTATAAATCAAAACTTGCTGCAAGATACTATGTAAACAGTGTAATAGGCTCACAAGAAGAAGATTTCTATTACATGCGCAACGGTTCAGGTCTAAGGCTACAAACAATGGACGGACTCCGTGGCGATCTTACTGCCGAAAACGAGTTTGGTACAAGTCGCGTAACTGCTGGTGCATATTCATCATTAGATCCAGGTTGGGGTCCAGACGATGAGCGTGTATGGATTACAGCACGTTCACCATACTTACAAAACAATACTACATTCGGTTATGCAGCAGTTGGTCAAAAGATAGACGGCGCACTTCATAATGGCGGTAACGATTCTATGGTATCTAATGACTTTACACAGGTCATCAGTGACGGTATTGGTGCTTGGCTAACTAATAACGGTCGTGCTGAAATGGTGTCAGTGTTTACCTACTATTCATATATAGGTTATCTATGTGAATCTGGTGGTAGAGCTCGTGCAACAAACGGTAACAATTCATATGGTACATATGGTTCAGTTGCTGAAGGTGTTGATCCGGATGAAAATCCAGTAACAGCAATAGTTGACAACAGAACACAATATAGTGCAACTTTTGCTACAGTAAATACTGATCAAAACCAATTATTAGACTTTGAATTTAATCATGCAGGTAACGAATATACAAAAGCAGAAGTGTTGATATTCGGTGCTGGCGACAACGAAGTAGTTGTAGCAGACGAATTTAGAGATAATGCAGTTTTCCAAGTTAGAATCGACGAATCAACTCCGGATACTGCTGGTGGTAGTGGATATACTGTTGTAGAAAACACTGCACAGGCAGGAAGTGCAACAGGTATTTTCCTTGCTGCCACAGATGGTAATGCATCTAGTGCGTATCCTGGTATGAGAATACAAATTATTTCTGGCGCAGGTACAGGTTTATTTGCAACCATTGATACATATGATTCAGGTACAAAGGAAGTAACTGTCGTTAAAGATAGTGACGGTACAGCAGGGTGGGACCATATTGTTCCCGGCACAACATTTGAAGCACCAAACTCTACATCAACATACTTGATCGAGCCAAGGGTAGAGTTTAGTGCTCCGCCTCAATCAGACACATCAGTTACACTTAATAGTGCAATTACAGCAGCATGTGCAGATTATATAGCAGTTTCTAACCAGTACGTTGGTGTAGCTACTGTAACAGAATCAGACGGTGGCGGCGCAACATTTGATGTTACAAAAAATGGTAGCAAGTACTTGCTCGACCTCAACGATGGCGGATCAGGCTACAAGAGACTCGATACTGTTACTATACCTGGCACAAGTTTAGGTGGTGCAAGTCCATTAAATGATATTGTAATTACAATTTCTACAATTAACGATGCAACAGGTGCAATTGTTGATTTTGACTTTACTGGGTATGGTCAAAAAGGTTACTTTGTTGTACTGCCAGCAACTAATGGCGATGGACAAATTAGTGTTGATGGTATAACATGGTCTGCATTAAACATGCCAGATCCAGGAGTTGGTAACCAATGGGACAACATTGCCTCAGGATTAATAGATGACGGATCATCTAATTTTTATCAAAGTGCGGCAATTGCAGTTGCCCAAGGCGGGTCGCTAGCAGCTATAACAACTGATGGCGAAACATGGACAGGCTCAAACCTTCCTGGAGCATTTTCTACAAGTGGAGCCACTGACATTGCATTCTTACAAGTTTCAAATTCAATTGGTAGATTTGCAGCAATAAGCAATAACGATACTGATATTATATATTCAGACAACGGTGGCGCATCTTGGATTACTATTGCTACTGCATTAGATAATACTGGATACTCGTGTTTGGCAGCAGGACTAGGTCTTTATGTCACTCTTAGAGCAAACTCTACAAACACTATGTGGTCGAGTGATGCACTTACGTGGAATGCGGGTTCAGGATTAGTAAGTGCTGCATGGACAGATATTGCATACGGCGACGGACGTTTTGTAGCTATGGCTAGCGACGGTACCGGAGCATATAGCATCGATGGTAAGAACTGGACTCAAAACGATTTTCCAAATCAAGGAGCAGCAACATATACACAAATCACTTATGGTCAAGGTGTGTTTGTAGCTACAAGAACTGACAACACATATGTATATTCCGAAGATGGTATTTACTGGCAATCATATACTCCTAGTGTTGCAATAAGTGGACCTATTACATTTGGTAATCCGGATAAACTTGGTAAATTTATTGTATTTGATGATGCTTCTAATGCATCAGCAATTGATCTAAGATTAGGTGCTAGAGCAAGAGGAAGAGCAAGTGTTGCTAACGAACAGATATTTGAAATTAAGTTGACAGAACCTGGATCGAATTATGTGTCTGGAGATCCTACATGTACAATTATTGATCCTAACAACATTAATGATGTTGAACTAGATGTTAGAGTAGGCAACGGTGTACTTGGTCAGCCTAGCTTTGTTGCAAGAGGTAACAACTTTACAAGTGCAAGTGCAGAAATTGCAGAAGAAGGATCAGATGGATTTGCTGACTTCTTACAAAGCGGAGCATATATTGCGGTAAGACGTTTAAGTGCATTACCTGTAAATGGTTCAAACGTTGTATTTGATCACTTACCAGGAAGAGTATTTAAACTTGTTAACACTGTTAGTTTCTTAGGAACAAACGATGGTAGTTATACAGCGTTCTTACAGTTAAGTCCAAGTTTTGAAATTCCAGAAGCACCTGCAGATGGCACTGATCTAAACTTAAGAATTAGATTTAGTCAAGTACGTCTAACAGGACACGATTTCCTAGATATTGGTACAGGAAACTTTGCTGATACTAACTATCCAGGAGTACCTGTAAATGCACCTGATCAAGCAAAAGAAACTGTCGACAATGACGGCGGACGAGTGTTCTTTACTGCTACAGACCAAGACGGTAACTTTAGAGTTGGTGACTTGTTTAGTATTGAACAGGCAACTGGTGTTGCAACATTGAATGCTGAAGCATTTAACATTGCAGGTCTACAAGAATTGTCACTAGGTGAAGTTACACTAGGTGGTAACTCAGCAAGTATTAGTGAATTTAGTACTGACCCATTCTTTACTGCTAACTCGGATACTGTTGTTCCGACACAGCGAGCAGTAAAAGCTTATATTGAAGCACAAATTGGTGGTGGTGGTGCGTCACTTAACGTTAACAGTGTTACAGCTGGTGACATTTTCATTAACACTAACCAGATTACTACAGTGTCTGGACAACAGATAAATATTAAAGCAAACGTTGTATTCCAAGGAGCTGTACTAGGTACACCACTTGCTTATAATTACTTTTTAAGAGGATAATGGAGAAAAATAAATGGCAACAGGAATTTTAGGAACACCAGCAGACCTTGCAGCAACTACTAATACTACATTGTATACTGTACCAGCAGAAACGTTTAGTATAGTATCTGTAAACTTAACAAACAGAAGTGTTCAATCTAGAAGCATAAGGATTGCTCTAGCAGTAGCGGATTCACCAAGTCTTGCAGAATATGTAGAATATGATGTAGAACTTGTAGCTAACGGTACACTAGAAAGATCTGGCATAGTTCTAGACGCAGGGAAGAAAGTTGTAGTCTATGCAGATAGTACTGATGTAAGTGCTATGGTGTATGGAATTGAAACAGCAACAGCGTAAGGAGTTGAAATGCGAGTAATAAAAACAGGTATAACAGGTGCACCGATCCTAGGTAGACTTGCTGCAAGCAACAACTCTTTCCAGAGTATTGCAACAAACGAAGATATTATCTTAGATCCGGATGGAACTGGTACTGTAAAGACAGAATCTCACTTACAAGTGCAAGGTGGCAATGCTGTAAGAATATTAGACGATAATTCAACTAATTGGGTCGGATTTACTGCACCATCATCAGTTGATAATAATTTAGTTTGGACCTTACCTGCCACTGACGGCGGGAATGGTCAAATAATTTTTACAAACGGCAGCGGAACACTAGGTTGGAAATCACCGGCAATTGAAAGAAGTGATCAGACTACAAGCACTAGTACTTTTTATCCTGTTTTTACAGACGGTACTAGTTCGACATCAATAACAGGTGTAAACACATCAAATGGTAAATTAGAGTTCCAGCCAAGTAACGGTAGACTTACCGTTGATAGACTTACAGTAAGTAATGAAGCAAATATTGTAATGAATGCAGGAAGTGTCAACGGAGTTCCTATAGGAGCATCAACTGCTAGCACAGGTGCATTTACTACACTAACTTGTACAAGCTTAACAGAAACTTCGAGTATTGCTTACAAAGAAAACGTAAGACCAATCGACGATGCGCTTGAAGCAATTTCAAGTCTTGTTGGTGTTGTTTATGATCGTAAAGATGGATCAAAACATAACGAAGCAGGTCTAATTGCAGAAGAAGTTGAAAAAGTATTGCCTAATATTGTTGAGTACAAAGACGGCAAAGCAGAAGCTATCCATTATACAAAACTTACTGCGTATCTAGTAGAAGCAGTAAAAACTTTAACACAAGAAGTAAAAAGGTTAAAAGAGGGTAACTAATGGCCAATTTAAGAGATACAGAAACAGATTCGCTTACGGTAGGAGGCTCAGCAGTATGGACAGCATCGCAAAGTAATAATAGTTCACCTATTACTGCTGACAAAATTGCTGGTTATAATATCGAATTCCTTGACGTATGGGGAAGAACAAAGTATCTCGGACTGTTTGGAACATATAGTAATACAACCTTCTATCCAATGATCATTAGCGGACTATCACCGGACAGTGTTACAGAAGTTGATCTTCGTAGAACAAGTATTCACCAAGACGGTAGCGGTCGTGGCGCATTATTTGGAACTTTCCGTTGGAGAGGTAACGGATATAATTTCTGGGAAGTAAAAGAAAATTGGGGATCGGGTTGGGGATCTAACAGTAGATGGCCTTTCTTGGTAGATTTTCAGGTTGCTCAAAATAGCAACGATGCTGTAATATGGGTACGCGGCGGCCAAGGCTATTACTACAAATTTAGTAATTGGAGTAAGTTTGACGATACAAGTGCTACAGTTCCAAAAAACTTTGATGGTAGCACTGTTACAAGTACTACGAGCACTAGTGCAATTCCTTATTATGCAATGTATCTACAACAAAATGTCTGCTCTCAAGGCTACAGTTTAGGACAAAGCACTTTCAGACATAGCACAGTGTATACTGTAAACGCTATTAACACTAGTTCTGATAGACGTTTTAAAGAAGACATACAAGACTTAGATTGGGGTAAAGATTTTATTTTAAATTTATCTCCTAAAAGTTATACATTATTACCACAGCCTCATGCTTCTGATGAAATGAAAGAACAAACAGATAAAAGACGTCAACATGGATTAGTAGCACAAGATGTCAAAGCAACAATGGATAAAGTAGGTCTTACCGACAAAGACTTTAGTGGTTTAAACAACAAAGAAGATTATTGGGGATTAGAATACGATCAATTTATTCCTATCTGCACAAAAGTAATACAAGAACAGAATACAGAATTAGATGATATCGATGCAAGAATTAAAAAACTCGAGGAGATGGTGTAATGGCTACATCTTTGCAAGCAACTAATGCAACTAATGCTTTTGTAAATGGTAGCGGAGTCTGGGCATCTACAAATGATGGTAGTACAGGCACAGGCGGCGGCAGCGGTCCAAATGTAGGTAGCATTTGGAATTACGGCATTGATTATTTTGATATCCGTACTAGAGTTACAACACTTGATGTAACCAGCGGTAACAGAACAACATTTTATCCTATGAACTTTGCTGGTTCTACATGGGGTACAGGTATTGCAGAATTGTATATTCGTAAAAGTTATGTACACCAAGGCGGAGGCGGCGCTGGCGCTGTGTACGGGCGTTTGAGATATCGTTCTACAGCTTGGGGACACCACGGTACTTTCTGGGAAATGGAAGATAACTGGGGCGGCGGCTTTAATAACCCTTACATTGCAAATGCTGACGATGCATCAACTCGTGTTAACATGACTATTTGGTTACGTGGCGAAACAACTTACTTTTATAATTTTAATTCACCTGATTCTTTTACTGATACAGATGTTTTAGATGTAAAACCAAGACCAGAATCAAATAACGCTAGTGCAACAGTTTCTAGTACAACAACAATAAGTATTCCTGGCAACGCTAGATACTATCAAAAACATATCGTTGGTAAGTCAGGTTATAACTTAGGAGATCCTAGTTTTAGATGGGCAGCAGTATATGCATCAGCAGAAAATGCTAGTTCTGATGCTAGATTTAAAGAAGATATAGGTGACAGTTACGGATTAGATTTCTTAATGAAATTAAAACCAAGAACATATATAAGAAAAGCTAGCTACGTTTTAGAAGATCCAACAGAATGGGACGAAGATAAACAATACCCAGATGGCGATCGTCGAACTGTAGGATTTATTGCCCAAGAAGTAGAAGATGTCCTTGACGAAATGGGTATAAGTGTAAACGACTTTGCCGGATTTGACAATGATACTCCGGAGCATTTAAGTTTGATGTATGCACAATTTGTTCCTATACTAGTTAAGAGTTTACAAGAGAAAAAAGCAAAACGTTTAGCACTAGAAGAAAGAGTAAAAAAATTGGAGGGGCTAAATGGCTAATTTAACTGCAACTACAGCTACATCATTTACTATTAACGGTGGTACTGTTTGGACTAGTGGTAATAGTAGACCTAGTAGCGGAACTACAATTTGGGACGGAACTTCTGAAGGACTAGATGCTAGACAGCTAAATGGTTATGACATTCGTTACTTTGCAGTAAGGAATAATACCGAGTCGTTTACTGTCGGCGGCAACAGTAGTACATTTTATCCAATTGTTTTCCGTGGACAAAGCTGGGGAGGCAACTCAAACGGACGTACTGTTTGGATGCACCTTAATAGAACTCCAAACCAAGACGGAACTAACTACGGTAGCTTGAACGCACGTATTAGATATCGTTCAACAAACTGGGGTTATCATAGAAACTTTTGGGAAATTGACGAAAACTGGGGAAGCGGTAATTTTTATCCATTTATTGCGAGAGCAGTAAGCTCTCCACACCGTGTTTATACAGCAGTTTGGCTACGTGGCGGAAATCTAAGTTATACTGTTGCATATTCTGACCCAGAGTTCGTTTTTGACGGAAGAGCTGTAGATGCAAAAGGCGGCCCAGGTGTTGCGGGCGATGATAGTACATGGAGCTGGATTTCACGTAATAATACCACACAGATCTTTTCACAGACTGCTGTACAAGTACCTAGCAATGCTTGGTATCTACAAACTCATTTATGTTCTAGGGGGTATAACCTAGGTGATGCTAGCTTCCGTTGGTCTAATTGTTATGTTAACTCTAAAGATATCAGCTCTGATGTAAAACTTAAAAGTAACTTTAGTGTAAGTTTTGGTCCTGAGTTTCTTGACAAACTAACGCCAAGAAGTTATACTAGAAATGATTTACCAAACGAAAAAATTAAAAAGAGACACCACGGATTTATTGCACAAGAAGTACAGGAAGTGCTTAAAGAACTAGGAATAGCAGAAGATGATTTTGCAGGATTTGACGGAAGAAATCCAGATCACTTAGCTCTAAGTTATGATCAATTTTTACCCGCAATTATTAATACAATAAAAGACGAAGAAGAAAAAACAAACGAACTTAAAAGTCGACTTAGAAAATTGGAGGAAAAGTATGGCCTTGTATAGATTAGAAAAAGACGATAGAGGTGCTGTAAATATTAAAAAAGATGGAGCTCGTATCGGATTATATACAAACATTCATGACTTTGGTATTACTGAGCACGGCTGGGGCGGAATAATTGGCAGTCCCACCCAAGTAGCATTTGCTGTAGTTTATGATGTGCTACAAAATAAAGATAACGCACTTGCAAGATATAGAAAATTTGAAGAAGCCATTTCTGAAGCAGCACCATTTATTCTGGAACTAAGTACTAGTGATATACAGGGTATTTTAAATACTCCTAGCTAACTTACAAAAGGATTACTATGGCAGTAACAATTGGTTGGTTTCTTGACGAATCCACGCCTTGGAATGAATTGGTTTGGCTTCAACCAGAACCTCTGAATCTATATAAAGGACATAAAGCACAGTATGCAAGATGTCCTTCTCTTACTCATTATTGTAGAAATACATATGTTCTTAGATCAGGGATAGATTTTGAGCTTCGTTTCGATAAAGAACAAAAGAAAATTAAGTACGTAGACGGATCAGTTGAACCATGGCTTGTAAAAGAGATGCTTCATCAGTTTCATCCAAACGAATGGCGCTCACCAGAACATCCTATTTTTCAAATACAAACACAACAAGGTTTTATAGCAGACGAACCAGTTTGGGTAGAAGTATCACAGCCATTCGGTGACGAAGCACCTAAACTTCCTGGAACACTATTACCAGGAACGCTAGATATTTATAGCTGGCAAAGAATGTTAAGTTATGGCGTAGAATGGAGTAATATTAATGAGCATTGGAAAATAAAAAGAGGAGATCCTCTAATGCACATACGCTTTAGATCTACAGATCCGTCAGATGAATTCAAACTAAAGCGTATAGACTATACAGAAGAGCTACAAAAAGACGTTAACAAATGTCAAGGTGTAAAGTTTGCTTTAAGAAATTATAGTTGGCGATTAACAGCACTGAACAGAAAATTTAGACCTAGGAGATACATTAAATGAGTTTAGAACAAGCAGCAATTTATCCTATTAATATAAGTTACGGATCATTGTTAGACAAATGGGAAGATAGTACTTTTATTAAATTTCAAGATATAATTGAAAATACTAGTCCAGATACACATGCAAATTTACAAAAGCCACAGAGCGAACCAGCTGTTACTGATGATGGTTTACTACTGCATGATGTAGTAGAATTAAAAGAATTAAAAGAAATTTTTGAAAAAGAATGTCTAAAGATACATGATGAAACTTTCCCAGCAATGAAAGGAAGATTTCAAATTTATGAAACTGTTGGCAAAGGAATTGTTGTAAATCATAATACAACAATACAACAAACGTTGAGTAATCACCCGTGGAATTACACAGGGTTGTTTGTTGTTAGAGTGCCTCCGAATCTTAAACCAGGTGAAGGAGATGTAGTTTTCCTTGATCCAAAGCCTGTAAGTGATGTAAACGATCAGTTTGGCTTAACAGTAGAAAAAGGTAATATAGCAGTATTTCCGAGTTGGCTAAAATATAGATTCCGCCCATTAACATTAGAACAAGGCACATATGACACTGTAATGTATATTATGATGCATACAATGATTGTGCATAAAACACTAGATAGTCATGTTGCAGAAGAGCGAGAAAAATGGATGGATGAAATGGGTACACCTAACGAAGTGCAATCTTTAGATGTTGATGATGTAGATCAGTTAGGACCTTCTAACACTAATCCAGATGAAACAGATATCGGTTTAATGTAATGAAGGATGAAGTTTTTCGCTTGTTCTCTACTCCAGTTTTTAAAACAGAGGCTGATCAAAGCCTCTGTGATAAAACTCTTAAAGAAATTTTAAAATTAAAAAAAGAAGGCTTAGGGTACGACAATAAAGTAAATTGGTTTAGCGAAGACAATCTACATAAAATGGCAGAGTTTAATGAAATAACAGAATTTATTAATCACTGCTTAAACAATGTTTTAGACTTTATTACATTAAAAAGAAATAAAGTATACATTACCTGTATGTGGGCAAATGTAAACAAAGTTGGCTACATGCATCCTTCACATTCTCATGCTAATAGTTTGTTTAGCGGTATAATATATCTCCAATCACCACCAGGAAGTGGATCTACATATTTTTGTGATCCACGACCTGCCGCAACAACATTTAACTTTGAGGTAGAAGACCCAGTAGCAGAATGGTATAATGTTAACAATTGGGCATACCCGCCCAAGGTAGGAAATGTTTTAATTTTTCCTAGTTGGTTACAACACGGTGTTGATCATAGCGAAATTGCTAGCGACGAAGAACGAGTAACGCTAGCATTTAATGCATTTATAAGTGCAGATGTTAATTATATCACAAGGAAAATTTCTATATGATTAAGAAATTTACTGTATTGGGCGGAGGTACTGCTGGTTGGATTGTTGCTAACATGATACGAGCATTTACTTCGTCTGATACAGAAATTACGATTTTAGAATCTCCAAAAATTAAAACAGTTGGCGTAGGAGAAGGTACTAGTACAGTTTTCTGGGCATTAATCAATCGATGGTGTCCTTGGTTTAGTGAAGAAGAATTTATTAGAGAAACTAATGGTACATTTAAACTAGGTACTAAATTTACCGACTGGACATATAAAGGTAGTGTTTACACTACACCTAACGACAATTTAGGGCATTTACCACATTCAAATGAATACTGGCCTCCTAGCTTTGATGCTATGCGGGCTTGGGCTATTGCAAACAAAAAAAGTACTAATCCTACTATACAAGAACTTCTTATAATGAACGATAAAAGTCCTTATATAGATAATAAAAGTGCAGGTCATAGTTATCATTTTCAGGCAGACAAGTGTATAGAATATTTTAATAAAAAAGCAAAAGAAGCACGTATAAATGTTGTAAAAGGTACAATAGTAGATAGTGTTATTAATGATAATGATATAATCGAAAAACTTATATTAGATGACGGTAGAGAAGTTACAAGTGATTTCTTTTTTGACTGTACAGGATTTCATAGATTCTTACCTAAGAAAATGGGTGTAGAATGGAATAGTTGGAGAAAGTGGATTATTGTAGATAGAGCAATTAATTTTCCTATACCTATTTCTCCAGACAGTGAAGAAAGAATCCCAGCTTACACACTATCACATGCATTAGATAATGGTTGGCTGTGGCGTATACCTACATATACTCGATATGGCAGTGGATATATTTACTCTAGTGATTTTATCAGCACCGAAAAGGCATTTGAAAAATTAGAAACAGAATTTGGTGCTACAGGCTATGAACTTGAAGTTAAATTTGAATCAGGAGCATTAAATGAAGGATGGCGCGGGAACGTATTCTTCGGCGGGCTATGTGCAGGTTTTATAGAACCAATGGAAGCAACTAGTTTGCATAGTACTATTGTTAATATAATGGTATGGTTTAAAGATTACTATAAGCCTTGGTTAGATCTAAAAGATAAATCTATAGCAAAAAGATATAACACAACATATTGGCAACCTTACTGGAACAGTGTAAGAGATTGGATACTATTACATTACATGGGCGGAAGGACTGATAGCGAATATTGGAAAGCTATTACAAATATGGAATTACCAGATAGTTTACAAAGTAAATTAGACATTTGGAAAACTAGGGTACCTCGTATAGATGATTATAACTTTGCTAGCGAAGTTTGGCAACACAGTTTAACTGTTGGAGTAACAACAGGATTAGGTATAACAACACCAGAGATGGCGCAAAGAGAATTAGATTACTACGATTTGAATGATGCAGGAAAAGAATTGTGGAATGAATTTAATAACATTGCTACAGGTGTTTATTCTCGAAACAGAGATCACAAAGAAGTTTTAGATGAAATACGAGCAAAAAGCTGAAGAATTTATAATTGCAGGCGGCGGCACTGCTGGCTGGATAACAGCAGCAATGATTGCAAGTATGTTCAGCAATTGTAAAATTACTTTAATTGAAAACAGTAAGATAGGAACAATCGGTGTTGGAGAAAGCACTACTCCTGCTATATTAGATTTTTTATCAATGTGCAATATTGATATAAGAGATTTTATTAAGCATACAGAAAGCACAATTAAGGTCGGAATAAATTTTGAAAACTGGACTGCTGACAAGAGTAGTTATCTTCATAGTTTTGAGCTAGTAAGAAACGATCAACAAGGAAGTATATTTGGGTATGATTATTTACATAAATTTTTAAAAGATGATCATCCATATAACTACTTTGCAGAAAAAAATGTATTGCCTATTTCTGATACAGGTGAATTAATCGGATCACATGCATTACACATTAATGCTATTAAGTTTGTAGAATATTTAAAAAGTTTCTTAGGAAATAAAGTTAATGTAATCGATGATAAAATTATATCGGTTAATAATCTACAAAATAAAATAACAGATATACAATTAGAATCAGGTGTGATTTTATCTGCAGACATTTTCTTTGATTGCACCGGATTTAAAAGAGTATTACACTCAGAATTAGGAAGTGAATGGAAAAGTTGTAAAGATATTTTGCCTGTAGATAGTGCTATTCCTTGTCCATTCGAATGGAATAATCCTATGAATACTACTCATTCTACTGCATTAGACGAAGGATGGGTATGGCAAGTTCCTTTACAAACTAGAATGGGATCAGGTTATGTGTACAGCTCAGAATTTGCAAAAGATCCCGAAAAAACTTTTGTAGAATTTATTAAAAACAAATATGGAAAAATTATATCTCCTGATCGTATAATAAAATTTGATAGTGGATATGTAACTAATCCTTGGAAAGGTAATGTTATTTGCGTAGGGCTAAGTAGTGGATTTGTTGAACCATTAGAAAGTACAAGTATCCATATGATTTATCATCAAGTACTTAGTTTTATACATGCCTATGACGGTTTATGTACAGATAATATTTCCTATATGTATAATAAAAATATGCAAGATATGTATGACGATACAGTTGCATTTATCAAGTTACATTATATAGGAAAACAAGGCAAAAATGATTTTTGGAATTATATGGCGGAACCTAACTGCGAAAAATTAAACACTTTGTTAGATTTATGGAAACATCATCTTCCTACTACAGATCATATTGGTCAAAATAAAAATGAAACACCTGGGTATAGATTATTTGCAATTATCGCATGGTTACAAGTAATGCAAGGTATGAAACTTATTCCTAAAGATAATATAAAAAGATTTATACACTATAACGAAATTTCAGAAACGGATTGTTTTAGAAATAATTTAATTACACAAGATATGTTAATTAAAAATTTATAAAGATACAAAATAATCAGCAGCAATTACATATCTAGGATTAGAAGTAGTAATAGAATTATTACTATGTTCCATACTACTAGGAAATATAGTCCACGATAAATCTTTTGGTGCAATCTCAATAGGTTCTTTTTCAAAACTTGTAGGATTTGATGTTTTAAAAATAGTTCCTATTTCCTTACTTCTTAAATAGAATACTCCGCTTAATAGTGCTGGATAGTGCTCATGCCAACTTATTTGTTGTTGCAAAGAATTATCCGTTTTAAAAAACCAAGCTCTGGTATCTGTAAATTTATATTGAAAGTTATAACTTTGTAAATATATTTCGCAACATTTTAAAAAAGTATTTCTAAGTTTTTGAAATACTTCAGGTGCTTCTTTAGCAAACAAAAATGTTTTACTTTGATATTTTAATGCACCGTCTTTACTCAAACAATCTGGATGATTAAGTATTAAATCGTCTATTGTTGATATCATAGTATCTGTGTCTGACGTAGTTATTACTTCAGACACATCTATTGATAAAATTTTAGTAGGAAAAACGTTATATTCTTCTACATTCATTGTGGAATATCAATGCCAACATTAAATGCTCCTAGGGATTCGTCTAACTTAAACAATAGTCTAAGCTCAGTCATTTCATCCATAAGTGTCCATTTGCCAAATCTCAAAAACGAATTACCCCAATGAGTATGATCTCTGTCAGGTTTATAAATCTCAAATCTTTCAGAAGCATTTTTAATATAAGGTATACACCATAAACTATCTATTCTTTTTTGTTCTTTAAATTGATATTTTTCTTTAAATTCTCTGCTCGGATCAGGATAATCTAGAAACTTAAATGGTCCTACTTCGATCCAATCGCGCCCGTTATCGTGTATGTAATCTTCAACAATAGCTTGATCTCCTTGCATCATTCTTCCAAAAGTAGGAGAAATACTATCAATATACTTAATAGATTCAACATCATTGCTATTAAAAAATTTAAATTTGAAACCAAATTCTTCTGGTATGATCTTGCCTTCTGGTTTTAACCATTTTTTAACTTCATTAATAGTATGAAGACACATTTCTTCTAATAGCATAGGGCCAAACATTTCATGGATAATAACATCTACTTGTTCAGGAAGTTCTGCATCCCAACTTGGAGCCTGTATAATTTCTAAGTTATCTAATTTTTCATCCTTCTTAAGCTCTTTAAGCACATCAACTGCAACCGGATTTACTTCTAGTGCATAAACTTTTTTTGCTCCTGCTCTACAAGCCATCAGTGATAACATTCCTAAGCCGGCACCGACATCAAGTACTACCTTATCTTTTACATTATGTTTTATTTGATAATCATAAAAATCGTTTCTAGCTTTATCTGTCATCATAACACGGTATGTTGCAGGGTTAGGATAAAACGATCTAATTTGAAATGTTCTGTATTCTCGTAATCTTTGAGTTTCTTGTTCTTGATTAATATCTGTCATTTAAATGTCCATGTTAAAAGCAATACATCTTCTTTCACCATCGCAAAAGAACGGATACACTGTATGTAATATATAGCTAGGGAATAAGTACAAGTCACCAACTTCTGGCAGTATAACCCTTGGGCCAAAATTATTAAGACTAGGTCTATGATAGTTCCCCATTATAAACTGTATGCATCCATCTAAAGATGGATCATCCTTGTCGTAAAAAGTTTTACTGATACCTTCCGGCACTTTTAAATAAACTATTCCGCTTAGTAAACTTTCGTGACTGTGTGCAGGATTATAATCTCCTGCAAACTGACTCACAACCCATGCTTCCCTCATTTTAACATCGCCTGGTAGTAAATTTTTAAAGTCGAAATGTTCATTGAGATAAGTTGCTGCAATTGTTCCTAAATCAATTTCGTTAGGAAAATCTATTTTAACTTCACATCCTTTTTTCATTTCTCCTACAAGATTGTGACTCCAATCTTCATTAATTGACAATGCTTCCTGAGATTTTTCAAGTAAACAGTTTAGTTGATCGCTAGAGAGTTTAGCTTTAACAAAGTCTAACTTCCATAATGTACCAGGTTGTACACTTTTAAATCCTTGCATTATTCAATAGGTCTCCATGTAGAATTTAGTGTAAATCTAAACTGTTTAGCTTCTGCAGGAGCATGCGTAGCTTTATGCGGAACATCGCTATCAAATATTACAACTCTGCCTGGTCTAAAACTACAAGCATACTCAACTTCTGTCATTTGTTCATTACTAAAAAGTGTAGGAGCATCCCAGTTGATGTCCCAATGAACATTTAAATAATAAAGCATACTACGTTCACCGGGCTTTGTACTATCACTGTGATATCTTAGTCTATCAATAGGAGTTCCTAAATTTACCCAAGATCTATGTAATGCATAACCGTGAAGTTCTTTACGCAACGGTTCGGCTTCGGGCAATTGCATTAATCCAAAATGTCCAAAGTGTTCGTTATCCCATGCACTCTTTATTATGAAAGAAGATTCTTGATCGGTAATCAATGTATCATATGCTGCCCAAAAATTAAACGGAATTTTTCTCATTAGAGAAAACATATTACATCTATCTCTATATGTAAACAATTCGTCAAACACTTTGATTTTTTTATTATTAGATAAAGTAATTTCTTTCATCATTGTTCCTCATAATGAGACATAATACTATTTTTGCCTAAATTTTTAATATTAAAAGTATATGCAATATTAATCCTTGCACCGTGATTTATATTATTAGCAGTAGTACCATGTATAGTATTACTTTTAAAAACTACACACTGTCCTTCTCTAGGACTTATTGCAAATTCAGAACTATTAGCGTTAGACATAGATTTTGGATCAGGTTCTAAACTATTAAGTTGCATATTAGGATGTAAAAAGTATAAGTCACCGCTACCTCTTGGCATAGACAAATAATAAACTACACTAAACATACTATTAGAATGTATATGAGGAGTATGTGTAGCTACTTTTCCTTTGCTGTAATTTGCCCAGCAGTCAGCAATATACAAATCGTCATACTGAACGTTATACTCAGACACTTTTGCATAAGAATATACACAATCTTTAATAAAAGAATTTAAACGTGGCGGCAAAAACTTATGATATCCTGTTTCTGTTTGTACAAAGTTTTTTAAACTATCGTCTTCAGCGTCAATAAATTGCTGCGATTGTTCTTCATAGATTTTTTTAAGTTGTTGTTCGATACTGTCGTGATCTCTTATATCAGGTCTTTCGTACAGCCCTACGTTAGTTGGAAATAAGTTAAAAAAGTCTTTTTCGAACATTAGATCCACTCTTTTTCAAAATCTTTTTCATACTCTTCTCGACCCGGAACCATCATAGCATCCATACTAATAATAATTTTTTTACGCTCTCCTTTTGTAGGAAATGTATAGTGTGTCATCCAACTTGGCCATATAAGAAAATCACCAGCTTCGACTTTAACTTTTTGACACCAAGGGTTAAACAGTGTAAAGGAACTAGCAGTCGCAGGATTTGGAACAACAAATTCACCGCCTTCAGATTCTTGCACTACTAACATACAGGAAATGTCATTTCCTGGGTGTGCATGCATTTCTTGGAAACCGCCTTCGTTATATGTTACAGTCCAAGAATTTCTTACTTCAACTGGATACTTTACATTAAAAACTTTTTGGCAATATTCTTCTAGCTGACCTTGTATCCATTCTCTTACAGGTAACCAGTCAGGAAACTGCCAATTATGCGGCCACACTGTATACTTAGGTTGATGTCCGTGTCGTGTTGTATTGTATTGACCGTGTGCAAATTTTTCATTTGCTTCTAAAATAATATTTTTTACTTTTTCTAAATTTCCTGGATATTGAGATTTTGCAATTACTGTTGGCCAAGGATCTGTCATTTCCATATCGATGTTTCCTCTACGTTAATGTCAAAGTTTACAACACATCTATGATTATTTTTTGGAATACCTGCTGCATGATATATGTCACCATTAAAAACAACTAGTCTTCCTTTTTTAGGAGAAACGCTTTCAGTAACATTTCCTTTTTTGTCAAAAAATACAGTATCACCATCGGCATCGTTTACATAGTATAATAATACTTTATGCCATTTTTGCATGTCAATGTGAGGATCGTAGTGCGATTTTGATGTGTTTTGCGGAGTAGTTAGATAAATTCTTCCTGCCATAACATCGTGTAGTATATCACCTGAATTTTTACAGTAAATGTCGATAATTTGGTAAAAATTAGGTAGGTGTTTGCTTGTTTCGAATTGCGTTTTAAGCAGATGTACAAAGCTAACTGGCATGTTGCCCTTTTCGTCTATAGCTGTTTTTTCGTACTTACAATGTAAATCAATAACAGGTTTTACTCTCTGATTTCCGCTCTTACCTAGTATTAACAGTTCGTAAAAGTCTTGTAAATACTGAGGTATAGCATTATCGATAACTTGAATCATTTATTACTCCTTAATATTAGTTATCGCAGATTAGAGGAGTAAGTGTCAAACTCTGAATAAATATAGTATAAGTATTGGAGTTACATGTGTCAAGTCAAGCACCTATTGTAGATAGAATAAGAATCATACCTAGACCTACAGATTTTCTAGATAGAAACGTAGGGTCTAGCGGCGAAGTTTTTTATTCAAAAGAATCAGGAAGTTTAAGGGTTTATAGCGGAAAACTAGCAGGTGGCTATGAACTAGCAAAAAGCGATTTATCCAATGTGAGCAACGAATTATTTGCAGCAAAAGTTTCTAGCTCAGGTAGTAGTGGCTTAGAATCTATATACACAGCAGATGAGACTCTTGATTGGGTAGAAGGATCTTACAACTTCGGTAACAATATTATCAAATATGCTAATGCTATACAAGCAGAAAGTGAATTAGCAAATTACGATCCTGCAACATACCACGGCATGACAATGCATGTTCATGAAACAGGAGCATTATACTATGCACACTCCGGAGAATGGCGCAAGTTACTTACTGATACTACGTTTAATGATGCAGTAGGAGCAGGTTATGTTGATCCTTTAGCATCTGTTGCATACAGTGGATCTTACAACGATTTATCAGATTTACCTGATATCGCCGGCGGCGGAGCTAGTGTTGATGTTGGACTGACACCACCTACAGATCCTACAGCAGGCAATATATGGTTCGACTTAAACACTGGTAAAATTTATGTTTATGTTGATGATGGTGATACACAACAATGGGTGCAACCAGTTGCAGCAATTGGATCTACGTTTAGTGGAGATTACAACGACTTAGATAATAAACCTAATTTACCTACATTTGATGGCAGTCTTGTAAGCACAGACAGTGTAACATTTGATACAGTTACAGCATCAAGTTTTGTAAATAACGGAGTAGGTAATGCTGGTCTAACTAGCGCAAGTACTATAGACCTAACTGCACCAGATGGCGTTAATGTTAGTGCAGCTCTAAATGTTGCTGGTATTTCTACATTAGCTTCTACAAGAGAAAAAATTATACAAGCAACTGTAGATACCGTTACTAACACACTTACAGTTGATTATGAAGAAGGTGCAATTTATTTTGTTACAGTACCTCCTAGTGCAGATTTTACGTTAGACATATCAAACGTTCCTACAGAATTTTGGCACAGTATAACAATGGCTGTAGTAATTTCTCAAGGCGGTACAGCATATATGCCTACGGCAGTAACAGTAAACAGTACAGCTCAAAGTAGTTTATTTTACCAAGGCGGTCCGCCACCGCCTTCGGGCACAGCAAATGGAATAGATGTATATAGTTTAGTACTACTAAAAGCTGACGTAGCAGGCAATACATTCAATTGTTTAATATCTTCAACATCGTATGATAACTAAGGACATATATTATGGCATTAAATTTTCCAAGTAACCCAAATTTAAACGATCAGTATACTGATGGCGTTACTATATGGCTATGGGACGGAACAACTTGGAACGTTATTTCTAGTGCATCTGGCGGAGGAGGAGGCGTAGGTGACTCTTTTGTTACTGTTACTTCCGATGATGGCTCGGCAACAGCAGATGGCGAAGATACACTATCTATACTAGGCGGAACTAATATTTCTACTGCAATAGCTACAGATACTAAAAACGTAACTATAAATTTAGATAGTTTTGAACTTGGATTTTTATCTAATGTATCAAATTCTGCTCCAACTAGCGGCCAAGTTTTAAAATGGGACGGCAGCCAATGGGCGCCAGGTGCGGACATAGCAGAAGGCGGCGCTGGTCTAGACGCAGACACATTGGACGGGTTTGAAGGCACATATTATTTAGATTACACCAATTTTACTAATACACCAGCAGTTGTTACACTAACTGATTTAAGTGTAGGGAATGAACTAACAGCAAGTGGCAACGGCGCTATTAGTTATGACAACACAACTGGTGTTTTCCGTTATACTCCACCTGATCTAAGCACATATCTTACAGCAGAAGCAAACGACCTAACAGCAGCAGTTACATGGGCAAATGTGCCTGATGATAATATTACACAGTCAAGTGTAACACAACATCAATCAGCATTAAGTATTACTGAAAGTCAAATTTCAGACTTTGGAACTTATCTAACTAGTGTAAGTGCAACTGATCTAAACAGTATTAGTATCGATGCATTAAGCGATGTTGATACTACTACAGCAGCACCTACTAACGGTCAAGTTTTAGCATGGGACGACACTAGTAGTACATGGAAACCAGCAGCAGCAGCCTCAGGTGGAGGCGGCGGAGAAGCAAACCAAAATGCATTTAGTAGTATTATTGTAAGCGGGCAAACAACTGTTGCTGCAGATACTACCACAGATAGTGTGAGTTTTATAACCGGCACAGGTATACAAATTACAACTGATGCAGTAAATGATACTATTACCTTTACAAATACGCAAAATCCTGGAGCGACTGCACTTACTGGGTTAACAGACGCTAACACAGCAGGATTAACTGTTGATCAAATTTACGAAAGTGCAGCAGCAACTTTTAGAGTCGACAATAGTGGCACAAGTGCTTATACAATTGATAGTCATTATAGCGGAAATAACCCAACGATATACCTTTTAAGTGGAATGACTTGGGCGTTTGATTTGAATGCAATAACAGGACACCCTTTTGAATTACAAGATAGCACAGGTACAGCTCTTAGTAGCACTAACATAGTACATGTTGATATTGACGGTACAGTTTCAACAGGTTCGAATGCACAAGGAAAAGATAGAGGAACATTATACTGGCGTGTTCCTGAAAGTTTAGGAAGTCCGCCTAACTACAGATATCAATGTACAGTTCATTCAGCAATGGTTGGCGCAATAACATTAAAACGTTTAAGCACTCTATGATACGTCTTTTACAATCTTGTTTAGTTTAACTCGCAGCCGAACAAGATTGTCAATATTTTCTTTTAACATGTCAGGCCTAATATATCCATTATATTCTGTGCTGTGTCCATCATTTATCAATCTTACTTGTTCTTGAAAATCGTCGATTAACTTTTGTACCACTTTTACAACTTTAGGATTAGTTATTTTATCACATGCAGCTTGATACTGTTTTAAATCTTTATTATATTTTTCTATGTTATTAACAGATAATCTTTTATACATTGCTCATTCCGATATTATTTGAGGGTATTAGTTTATAAACAGTATCTTCTACAAAATCGCCTACTTCAGTGATAGATCCGGGCGACACGCATTCAATACTGTACGGCATTAATTTATTAACTGTAAATGTTGCACCTTCTTTAATTTCTTTTTCATAAAACGATCCATCGTTTGTATCTATCCATCTTATAATAAACGTGCCTTCATTAATAAAAAGAGATTTAGTTTTATCTTTTTGAAATGTCATATCTGTTTTAAAAGGTTTATCAAAGACAACTATTTTACCATAATAATTTTCTGTTTTAGTCCAAAATACTTCGTAACCAAACCCAGTTTTAACTACATTATCTGACATTTTGATCCTCTAATAAATCTATTACTTCTACAACAGTTTGTAGTTTTTTCTGTATGTTTTTATTTTGCAGTGTATTGCGTAACCCATGATGTAAACTTTTAGGCCATTTGCCAAAACTTACCCATGCATATCCTGTGTGTTCGTTGTTTAATTTAGGAAGGAACTCTTGTGAAACTATTCCGAGATAGGTATGGAAGTGAAATGCGTTATCATTACTTACAAAACTTTCTAAAGGTATTGTTTTTATAACTTTTACACTTCCAATTTCTTCTTCAATTTCTCTTTGTAGAGCTGTCCATGGAGATTCGCCCGTTTCATTAGTACCACCAACTAATCCCCATAAGTCTTTGTGTTTACCTTGGGCACGATGTAAAAATAAAAAGCGTTTGGTATCTAGTGCATAGAGTAAAGCACCACTACAAATAATATCCTTCATATAATTAATTATTGAAGTTTATTGTATTATGCGTCTAATATGATTGACCAAGTACCTGGGAAATATTCGCCTTCGTATGAGCGCACCCAATACTTGTTGTCATTGTCCCATTTGTATTGTATGCCAGTATTTAAATTGCTGGTATAGAATGTTGTACTATCGTCTACATTACTATCAAATATTACATGCCAACGTGTGCCGTCCCATTCTACAATGTCATTTTCGCTTGCAATGAAGTCGGTACCGTCGTTGTTTTTCCAACCGTCTGCACCGTCTGTATTACTTGGATCACCTATATCTCCTAATAGTAATAATCTAACTCCTGCTGTTTTATCTTGATTAGGATCAAAACGTAATGGATCAATAATATAATCAATGCTGCCGCGATCGCCCATAGGACCGGTAATAACAGTATCATTAGGTAATGTATCGCTATCAAAGTTAATTGATAGTTTTGTTTCATCAAGTGGATTAATTGTTACAGTACCAATTATGTAGTTATCAGTATCGTCTGTTTTTAGATACAGTTTACTTACATCTGCCATATATGTACCAGGTAATGCTTCGATTAAATCTTTGAAACTAACTTCGCCAGTACCACTTCTGTATATAATTTCTGCTGTTGTACCTATTACATTAAGACCGTAATTCTGATAAGTTGTAGACTTAGTAAGTCCACGCCATCTAAATTGTGCTGCTATGTCCATTTCTCCTGTACCATCATTAGGGAACTGGCCGTCATCTACTATTCTTTCAATTTCGCCGTCATCGCCAACTTCGGTTCTAGTTGCTTCAAAGACAGGTTCTAGTCCACCTTGTCCGCCCAGGAGTGTTAGTCCTAGATTAATGTCTCCGGTATCTTCATTAAAAATACTTGTAATAATGTTTGTTACAACTCCTAGACGTTTTACTTTAGCAGGAGGTGTTAGATATATAGGTGTACTAAATTGTAGATTAGCAACATCAATTTCGCTGTCAACACCAACTGGAATACTTCTGCTACTAAATGTTACCCCGTCTAGATTTACAACACTTAAACTCGTCCAGTCCAAGTAGTTGTCTGTTGTTTGTATTTCGAAACTAGGATTAAACAGCACAAGTATTTGTTCTAGTATTTGTAATTTTTGTTCTGTGTTACTTGCCCAAATGTCTGCTTGTAGACGAAGTGTATATGGACTAGGCATTAGTCTTTCTACAGTATAATTTTTGCCCTGTGTGTTGAGATACTCGTTATTGTTTTCGTCATATGCACGTTCTCTAACACTCATTTTATTTACAAAACTACTGTCACCTGTTCGTTCACGATCCATTTCTAAGCCTGTGACATACACAGCTATACGAGGCGCACTAGGTATTTTATTTTCTGAGTTATCTCTTATAATACTTGCAACCTGGCGTGTTAGATCACCATACATTACAGGAATCTGTGTAAGGTTATCGTTGCCGTCGCTTACACTAAAATTACTCATAAGTCTTACCATTTGAGTAATGTAACGTCTAATCTGTCCATCGTAAAAATACTGCATTAATTGTCTGCCTTAGGTCTTAGTGCGTTAGACAAGCTTTGTCTTTCTTCAACTTCTTCGCCACCGATTGTATTAGTATTTGCATTGTTAATAAATGTACCTTTAAGTGTTTGTCTATTCGGTCCATTTGTTATTGTCATACGCACAGCATCTTGAACTCTTATCCAACTAGCTCCGTCATATCTAAATAATCTGTTAGGAAGATAATCGGTTCTTAGGAAGTAATCACCATTAGAATTAACGCTTGGAAATCTTGTACCGCTACCAAATGCTTCTCCGTTTGGTGGATTATCGCCCGAAACTAGATAACCTGCATATCCTGCTCTATCCGGTTTAGAAGCATTTGGATCTTCAACTGTGTCTACAACAGTACGTCCGTTTTCGTCTACATTCACAGTATAGTAATGACTAATATCGTAACCACTAAGCGGCGCATCTGCTTCTGCTTCACTAAGCACAGCATCGTTGATTTGCATTTCTTTTTCGTATGTACTCAATAGATCTCTCAGTGTACTATCAGTATACTCTCGCCAATTAAAAACATCAGTAGGAGTATTACCTGTAGTTTGAGCAGTTGCTTCATATAGCTTGCCCTGATATTTAACTACTTGTCCTATTTCATATGTAACACTTGCATCATAATCGCCGATAAAGTTATCATCATTTTCAGGACGCTCAAGTATATCTGCATATTCTTGGCTATCAATAATTGATTTAATTTTAAGCCTATACAAGTGCGGATACCAAGTAGGCGAAAATCCTTCAGCTGCACGGTTAACATCTTCAACTACATAGTATCTTTTTAGACTAGTAGCAAAATCATTTTCTGCATATTCGTCTGTTAAGTGAGGTAATTCTAATACATCACCTGGCATAATCTTTCTACCAAGAGTAGCTACACTTCTTGTTATGTGTATTGTCATAAACAGAGTATCGTTGCTCAAGAACAAACCAAATTGACTTAGGTCAAAATCTAGATCTTGTACATTGTATACTCCGCGGATAGTATAGACATCCGGATCATATTTTCTATCTCTATTCTCTAAAAATAGGATGTCTTGTATTTGGGTATGATCTTTTACAGTTTCGCCATCATCTGTACCAACGTATTTGTGTACGTGTACATCAGTGCCGCCAATTGTAAACATTTCATAGATGCGATTATCCATGAACTTGTAATCATTTCCTCTTTCTGGTTTGTATAAACTTAATCTTGGCATACACATATTTATCGCATAAATACTATACGGAGAACATCTATATGGCAGACTTAGTAACACAAAAGCAAGAAATATTTGATTATGTTAATGCGTTTCTCGGCGGAGGAATGGTCGACGTTGAACTTGACCCTATACACTACGAGACAGCACTAACTAAAGCACTCACTCGTTTTAGGCAGCGTAGTGATGCAAGTGTTGAGGAAAGCTATTTGTTCCTTGATCTAATAGAAGATCAAAACGAGTATATATTGCCAAACGAAGTTATCGAAGTACGCAAAGTACACCGCAGATCAATTGGTACACGCACAGGCGGCGGCGATGGAGGTAGTTTACACGAGCCATTTAACCTAGCATATACAAACACCTATCTATTAAGTGGCTCAACACAAATGGGCGGACTAGCAACATATGAAATGTTTGCAGGTTATCAAGAACTAGTAGGTCGTATGTTTGGATCATTTATTGAGTTTACATGGAACAACACTACTAAGAAATTAACTATTCTACAACGTCCAAGAGCAGAAGAAAATGTGTTACTTTTTGCCTATAACTATCGTCCAGATAGCGAATTATTAAACGATTATCTTGCCAAACAATGGATTAAAGACTATACACTAGCAGCATGTAAGTACATGCTAGGCGAAGCACGTAGTAAGTTTGCAACCATTGCTGGACCACAAGGCGGCACGAGTCTTAATGGTGATACACTAAAAGCAGAAGCGCAAGCTGAAATGGAAAAACTAGAAATAGAAGTAAGTCAAGCAGTGCCCGGTGGTACAGGATATGGCTTTCTTATTGGTTGACAATCATTCTTAAAGAGGTTATAATAAACAAACTATAGGAGTATGTTTATGTTACCTAAACTTTTAGTTATTGGACACGGCCGACATGGCAAAGACACGGTCTGTGAAATTCTTAGAGACAATTACGGTTTTAGTTTTGAATCGAGCAGCAAGTTCTGTTCGAAGTTGTTTATATATGATATGTTGAAGGACAAATATGGATACGCTACTGAAGAAGAATGTTATGCTGACAGGCATAATCACCGAGCAGAGTGGTATGATGCTATCTGTGATTATAATAAAGGTGATGGAGCTCGTTTAGGTAGAGCTATTTTTGCAGAGCACGATATCTATTGTGGTCTACGTAACAAGCGTGAATTTTTTGCTATGAAAAACACTGGCGTGTTTGATTATGTTATTTGGGTAGATCGCAGCGACCATCTTCCTCCTGAGCCTAAAGACTCAATGAGCTTAGAACAGTGGATGGCAGATTTTGTTATTGATAATAACACAGATCTTTCTGAGTTAAAATTTAATACTTGCAACTTGATTGATTATTTAGAAACTAAAGATCGGGGATTAGATCTCCTTGACGCCAACGGACTCCCTCATCCTGGAGGACTCTTTGGCAGTTAGCACAAATTGTTTTTAGATTACTAGGACGGCAGTTGTCTAGTCTGCCGTCTATATGATACACATCAAACTGTTTTGGATTATTACTTGTAAATCCACACTTTTCGCAAATAGACTTTTTAGTATAACCTTGCTCTTGCCAGCGAGGTATACCTTTTGATTTGCCGCCGTTTCGAGCACAACTTTCACACATGCTCCTATAGAATGTTTTTCCATCCTTGTGATAGTTGATTGCCGACGGTTTTTTCTTACAATTCTTGCATAAAGGGCGCATACTAATATTTAGCTGCCCTTTTCGGTCCCTTTTTATAGGTGTTTATCCAGGGTTTTTAATGTAGATACGCTAAATACTACTAACAACAACCCATTAGGAGAACATAACATGGCTTTAGTATCACCAGGTGTACAGGTTAATGTAATCGACGAGAGTTTTTACACTCCGGCGGAACCAGGCACTGTACCAATGATTTTTGTTGCTTCTGCTAGCAATAAGCAAAATGGCAGTGGCACAGGTATTGCTCCAGGAACACTGGCAGCAAACGCAGGTAAACCTTACCTACTTACATCACAGAGAGAATTAGCAGAAACTTTCGGAGATCCAATCTTCTATACAGATTCTAATAACAATCCAATACACGGTGGTGAATTAAACGAATACGGATTGCAAGCAGCATATTCACTGCTAGGTGTAAGCAACAGAGTATATGTAACTAGAGCTGATGTAGATCTAAGCAAACTACAAGCACAGGCAGATGAGCCAACAGCAAATCCAGCAGCTGGTACATATTGGTTAGACACAGAAGCAACTAACTGGGGTATTTTCCAGTGGAATGGTGCAGCAGTAGGAACAACAGGAGCACAGAGCTTTACAGTTCAAGAACCAATTATTATTATTGAAGCAGCTCGTGTAGACGGAAACGGCTTTCCAAAGCAAAGCGAAGGCGTAGTTGGTGGTTATGCTATCAAAGCAACAACAGATGTTATCAGAGCTTACTACAGAGTTAATGCAGCAACAGCTTTAAGATTGGGAATAACAAATCAATGGGTTGAATTAGGTTCTCCAAACTGGAAAGCGGCATGGCCAGTAGCAACAGGTTCTGTAAGTTCACCGAGTGTAAGTCAATCAAACGGTGCTTCTATGACACTACAAGCAGGTAGTGGGTCTGTAATTACAATTAATGAAGACGACAGTTTAGCAGATATTGTAACCGCAGGTAATACAGCACTAGCGGGAACAGGTATCAGTCTACAGGTTGTTGACAACAAGCTTGCAATTTTCAATGATGGCTCGTCAGACGAAGTTGTAAACTTATTAGACAGCGCAGGATTAGGCGCAATACTAGGACTAACAGCTGGAGCATACAAAGCACCAGAACTACAAATCAGCAAGCATACACAAGTTCCAGAGTTTAAGACAGCAGAAGAAAATCGTCCAACTGGTTCTATTTGGGTCAAAACAACAGAACCAAATCTAGGTGCTCGTTGGAGATTTAAAGTATGGAATGACGACACAGAACTATTCGACGAAGTTGCTGCTCCACTACATGCAGACAATGCTACAGCATTATACGAACTAGATAGAACAGGCGGCGGATTTAATCTACCAAGCGGCAGTGCTTATGTTCGTACTAATGTAGAAGCAGAAGCAGAACCACACGCAGCGTTTACAATTTATGTAAGATCACGTAGCGGCGCAACTACTATTACTGGTGAGCCAAGAATAGCAGGAGCATTTACAAACTTAACGTCATATTCTTTAGATATCGCAGAAACAGATGCAGGTTCACAAACTTTTAACAGTGCAATCACAGTTTCATTTACAGGTACAGGCGCAGCAGATGACACAGAACTATTTGCAGGAGCTGTTAATGCAGCAGGTTTTGAAAATGTAAGCGCAAGTGTTGATTCACAAAACAGAATAGTAATTACACACGCACAAGGTGGTGATATTCAATTTACTAATGCATCTACAGCAATGGCAGCAGCAGGATTTAGTGTGTTTGACGCAAATAATCCAACAACTACTGCACACCTATACAGCTATAATAGTGTATTAACTGCAAGTAACTGGAGAAAAGCAAGCTACACAGCAAGTGAAAATGAGCCAGCAAGCCTAGCAGCAGACGGCGAACTATGGTATAGTTCAGTAGTCGACGAAGTTGATATAATGGTACACAATGGTACTACTTGGGTAGGTTATCAAACACTTTACAGTACAACTAATGACCAAGGTCCAATTGTAAGTGCTACAGAGCCAACTACACAATCAGACGGAGGCTCACTACAAAATAACGACCTATGGATTGACACTTCAGATATTGAAAACTATCCAACAATTTATCGTTATTCAAACGCACAGTGGACATTGGTAGACAAGACAGACCAAACTACAGAAAGTGGTGTGCTATTTGCAGATGCACGTTATGGCACAAGCGGCGGTACAGCAAGTGTTGCACCAGAAGCAACTATTATAGAATTGTTATCTAGTGATTACTTAGATCCAGATGCACCAGATCCAGCACTATATCCAAAAGGCATGCTGCTATGGAACCTACGCAGAAGCGGATTTAATGTCAAGCGTTTCGAGCGCAACTACATTGATCTAACAGCAGATAATGCTCGTAACAATGACGAAGCAATGAGCGCATATTATCCACACCGTTGGGTAACTGATTCACCTAACCAAGCAGATGGTTCAGGTAGCTTTGGACGTCTAGCACAACGCAGTGTTGTTGTTAAGCAACTACAAGCAATGGTTAACTCAAATGACGATATTAGAGACGACGAGTCAAGAGTGTTTAACGTAATGGCAACACCTGGTTATCCAGAGCTAATTGGCGAGATGATTACACTCAACTACGATAGAGGACTAAGTGCATTTATTGTAGGCGATTCACCATTCCGCTTAACACCAGATGCAACTTCACTTAACGAGTGGGGACAGAACGTTCGCTCAGCAGTTGAAGACAATGACGACGGACTAGTTAGCTTTGATGAGTACATGGGTGTTTATTACCCAGCAGGCTTTACGAGTGATAACGCAGGTAACAACGTAGTTGTTCCTCCAAGTCATATGGCACTACGTACTATTGCACTAAGTGACCAAGTTAGCTTCCCATGGTTTGCACCAGCAGGTACAAGACGTGGTGGCGTAACTAACGCTACAGCAACAGGCTACATTAACAACGAAGGCGAATTTGTAAGTGTTGCACTTAACGAAGGACAGCGTGATACACTGTACTCAAATGCAATTAACCCAATTACATTCCTAAACGGAAGTGGACTAGTTGTATTTGGTCAGAAGACTCGTGCAAGAAATGCAAGTGCGCTAGACAGAATCAACGTAGCACGTCTAGTAATTTATATGAGAAGTCAGCTAAACAAACTAGCAAAGCCATACTTGTTTGAGCCAAACGATAAGATCACACGTGATCAGATCAAGCAAGCAGCAGAAAGCTTATGTCTAGAACTAGTAGGACAAAGAGCACTTTATGATTATCTAGTTGTGTGTGACGAAACAAACAATACACCAAGTAGAATTGACCGTAATGAGCTTTATCTAGATATTGCAATTGAGCCAGTAAAAGCAGTAGAATTTATTTACATTCCGCTACGCTTGAAAAATACAGGAGAAATTGCAGGACTAGGCTAAGAAAATAGGCCCCTGAAATATGGGGCCTAAATTGGCTAAATACTTGCAACAGGAGAAATATTAAATGGCAATCTCAACACTATCAAAAATTACAGTACCACTAGCTAGCGACCAGAGTGCTACTAGCCAAGGCTTGTTAATGCCTAAGCTACAGTATCGCTTTAGAGTTTCATTAGAAAACTTTGGTGTTAGTGCTGATACTACTGAAATTACAAAACAAGTTATTGACGTAACAAGACCAAACGTAACATTTGAAGAAATCACACTAGACGTTTATAACTCAAGAAGCTATCTAGCAGGTAAGCATACTTGGGAACCAATTACACTAAACATTAGAGATGATGTAAATGGCAATGTACAAAAACTAGTGGGTGAGCAACTACAGAAGCAATTCGACTTCTTCGAGCAGTCAAGTGCAGCTTCAGGTATTGACTATAAGTTTGTTACACGTATTGAAATCTTAGACGGTGGCAACGGTGCAAACGAAGTAGGTGTACTAGAAACTTGGGAGTGCTATGGTTGTATGCTACAAAATGCAAACTATAACACACTAAACTATGCAACTAATGATGCTGTTACAATCGCACTAAGTATCCGTTATGATAATGCAATCCAAACACCACAAGGTACAGGAGTTGGTACAGCAGTAGGACGTACAGTTAATACTCTAGTAACAGGTGGCGGCGGCGCTGCTTAATCTTAAAAATTAGATTGCCGATACGAAAGGGAGCCTTTGAGCTCCCTTTTTTTATTATATACGCAGTTAATTAAATAAGATAAATATTATTATGGCAAACAAACTAAACGGCTTCTTAGATAACTTTTTTAATGCTGCATTAAACCCTAAAGGTAACGTAGGGGATTTTGCGCATGCGTCTCGTCTATACGTAGACAGTGCTTTTAGACTTGCACCAAAAGTTAAATTTCTTTATTTTGTAAATTTTAATTTTACAGACGAAGCACTTCGTACGATGAAAAAACTTGATCAACGTCATCGTGCAGAACTTAACATGCTTGTAAAACAAGTCGATCTGCCACAATATAGAGCAAGTGTTGATGTCAAGAATCAATACAATCGCAAAAAGAATGTGCAAACAAGAGTTGATTATCAGCCCATACAAATGCGCATGCACGACGATAATATCGGTATTACTACTATGCTTATGGAAGCATATTACAAATATTATTTTAGAGACAGCAGTATCAGTAACATAGGCGATACATTTGATGCAAGGGGCAGTTATTCTCCTATTACTAAAGGACTACGCTACGGTTTAGATACAGAACGCAGAGCGCCGTTTTTTAGAGATATTAAACTTTATCAATTTAGTAGACAAGAATACACAGAATATACACTTATTAATCCTATTGTTGAACAATGGGGTCATGATACTATGGATCAAACAGATGGAACTGGAGTTGCAGAAAATGCAATGACACTGTCTTATGAAAATGTTCTATATAATAGAGGTGCCGTAGGTGAAGATTCACCTGCAACTTTTGCTACTAGCCATTATGATAAAACACCTAGCCCATTAGGTGCAAGTGGCGGTGGAGTTAGCAATTTATTCGGTGCAGGCGGGGTACTAGACGGAGCAAGTAGTGTATTAGGTGATCTTGCAAGTGGCAATGCAAATCTAGGTACTCTTATTACTGCTATAAACACTGGTAGAAATGCTGGCAATTTAAGTTTAAACAGTATTGTTAATCAAGGAGTCGGTTTATTAGAAGGCGGTCTAGTAAATGCATTAAATAGGAGTGCAAGCGGTGTACCTGGAACTAGTTTTCCAAAACGTAGTGGACTAGGAGGTAATGCTAGTAAAACAACAGCATCTGCATTGCCAGAAGTAGGCGGCAGAAGTGCCCGTGCAGCAAAAGTAGCTGCTGCTAGAGCTGCAAATAATATTGGTTTAGATGGAACTTAAAAATGGCAAGTAATACAACTAATTTACCTCCAGTAGGAAAAACCCAACAAGCAGATGGCGTAGTACGTCAATTTTTCGATGCTTACTTCGAAAAACCTTTAGAATTTTCAGCAAATGAAGTAGACAGTGTAATAAACTTTTTTACAAAAAGAAACTTTGATGAAAATGCAGCAAGAAGCACTAGTGCTGCTCTACTTAGACAAGCAAAAATTGATCAAGTACCTATCTTTAAAGTTCTTGATACCCTTAAAGGTCTAGACGATGTACAGCTAAGTACTGTTGTAGCAGAAGTACTAAACTATAGCCGCCAGAAAACTAGCACATTAGGTTTTACGATTGTAGAAGAAGAAAATTTATACGAAACAAGAAATATAGAACCGAAACCTAGAACAAATGTGTAAAGTGCTAATATGGAAAAAGAATACGCAGTAATTGTAAATAAAGGCATTGACTTAGAAGCATTTGATGCAGAACTTGCAGCGTCAACCGGCGATGATGCTATACCTAATAGATCTGTTGAGATAGCCAATGCGAGACTAGGTTCAAGACGCATGACACATTGGATGCTTACTGATGAAGAAGCAGAAGCATTGCGTAAAGACCCGAGAGTGTTTGCTGTAGAAATTCCTCCAGATCAGCGTGACGATATTCAGATAGGTTTAAGAGCTAGTCAAGCAGGATCGTACTATAGAGGGTTTAATGACTCGTCAGACGTAAATTGGGGGTTAAGACGAGTTAACGAGAACACAAACGTATACGGTAACAGTGTAACTACTTCTGGAAACTACAATTATGCACTAGACGGTACCGGAGTAGATATAGTTATACAAGATAGTGGCATACAGCCAGATCATCCAGAATTTATGATAGCAGGGGGGGCTATAGACTCAGAATACAACAACGGGGCAATTATTGATGTTACAGGCGATGGTAGTGATTTCTTCAAACGTGAAGTTACTGTAAATGGCGTAAGAATTGTTGCAGCAGGCACAGTAGGTGGACAAACAGCGGTTCCAGATGCGTGGCTAGAAAAAGTAGCACGTATGTTTGAACTGTTCTTAGACAAAGATGCCGCAGGCATTAATGAAACTGCACAACGAAATGTTATTAAAACACTTAGAGGTGACGCAGGGACATATCACGCAGCCCAAGGACCAACACTACAAAGAGTAGCAAGAGGTGCAGGCAGCGATTACACACCAAACTTCTTAACTGATGAAGGTATTGCAAGCTGGAACTTATCACCATTGTTTGATAGTCATGTTGCCAATGATATGGTTTGGTATCTAAACTCAACTGGTGATGGGTATGGCGACGGCGACAATGATGCACAAGAAGTTATTGAACACGTATTCCATACACTTCATATGCACGGTCTTGACGCAGTATCATTAAAGATGTATTCCTACATTAGTGCAGACTGGGCAAGTGGTCCACTATATGCGGCTATGGAAGAAGCATACGATGCAGGCAAATGGGATTCATCAGGATATGGCGGAAACGCTTGGAAGACTGATGGAGATGCATTTGAAGTAGC